AGAATCTTAATGAAGGCAGAGATCAACGAGACGAAATGAGGTATGATTCATTAAGAATTAATGTAAGTTAATTTTATTTAGAGAGGAGACCTAAATGAAACCAATTAAGAAACTTGAAGGCAAGCGTGTTGCTTTAGTCGGCATGGGAAAAAGTTGGCATGATTTTAATCTAGCTAGATCGCATGGCGTGCAATACGATGAAGTGTGGGCAATCAACGCTGTGGCATCTGTGATATTTCATGACAGAGTGTTTATGATGGATCCTGCATCAAGATTTTTGGATAGCAACGATGCGGGTGGGCAAACTGAAAGTATGCAAAAGCTTTTAGCTGAACATGAAGGACCTATCTACACTTGCGAGTTGGATGAAAGGTGCAAAGGATTGGTAGAGTTTCCAATACAAGAAATACTTAGAGATACCAATGCTCATTATCTAAATAATACGGTTGCATACGCCATAGCGTTTGCATTATGGAATAAAGTAGGATTTTTAAATTTATTTGGTATTGATTTTGGCTATAAAAATAATCTTTATTTTGCCGAAGCGGGTAGAGCTTGTGTTGAATTTTGGTTAGCCAAATGTATGCATGCAGGCATGGAGGTTGCGGTGGCATCTACAAGCTTCTTGCTTGATACAGCAGTACCACCACAAGAAAAGCTTTATGGATACCATAGATTAGCAGATCCATTGGTTGCGATTATTAAAGACGATGGAAAATTAGAGGCTAAGAAATATTCTGAGGTACACAAGCCACGATATCTGAATCAACCTATTTTAGTAGATAGAAATGATTCACATTTAAAAAACGATTATGTAATAGGAGAACCAAACAAATGGTAATAAGTTATAAGGCAGGTCCTGAACTTGGTTTGATAGAAGTTCATACTACCCATAACAGAGGACATCCTGTTGAATTTTGGGCAGAAAGGTGTGTTGATCGGATTATTGGTGTTAGTAATGAAGCACCTGAGCAGGTGCAATTTCAGATCAAAGAATTTAAAGATAACATTAAGAAAGTAATTGAAGAATATATGCAAAACGCCATAAAATCTGATAGGATAACTCTTAATAACAAGCTACAAGAACTAGGACATAGTGAGGTAGCTGAAATTATTAGGAAAAATTAATTATGGCAATAACATCAACGCTTACAACTAGCTTTAAAAAAGAATTGTTGCTTGGTAATCACAACTTTACAGCAGGCACATCGGGTGATACTTATAAGTTAGCTCTCTATACATCCTCTGCTACATTGGGTGCTACAACAACATCTTTTGTAACCACAGGTCAAGCAAGTGGAACTAACTATTCATCAGGGGGTGCAAACCTAACTAATGTAACACCTACTACATCAGGAACTACTGCTTTCTGTGATTTTGCGGATTTGACTTTTGGAACAGCTACCATTACCGCAAGAGGATGCATGATCTATAACAGCTCTGATTCAAATAAATCTGTTGCAACCATAGATTTTGGTGGAGACAAAACATCAACCGCAGGCGACTTTACTATTGTTTTCCCTGCTGCCGCAGCAGCTACCGCTATCATCCGTATAGCCTAACTATGAAACATGCCATTCGCAAAGTTTCAATTCAAAGCAGGAATAGATAGAGAAGGAACAGCATACACCAATGCAGGTGGATGGTTTGACGGATCTTTAATTCGTTTTCGTAAAGGTTTCGTAGAGAAGATTGGTGGTTGGGCAAGAAACACCACCAATACTTTTTTAGGTACATGCAGAAAATTATTTGCATGGATATCTCTTGAAGGATCCAAATATCTATTTTTAGGCACCCATCTCAAAGCTTATGTCCAAGAAGGAAATAACTTCTATGACATTACACCCATCAGATCAACCACAGCAGCAGGTGATGTAACATTTTCTGCTGTTGACGGTGATGCAACCATTACCGTATCTGATACAGCTCACGGTGCTGTGCAAAATGATTTTGTAACTTTTAGTGGGGCGGTAACTTTGGGTGGCAACATAACCGATACTGTGCTAAACCAAGAGTATCAAATAGCAACCATTGTTGATGCCAACAGTTATACCATTGAAGCTAAAGATACAAGCGGTGTTACTGTAACTGCCAATGCATCTGATACAGGTAATGGTGGAGCATCGGTAGTTGGAACCTATCAACTCAATGTTGGTTTGGATAATTATGTGTCATCGACAGGTTATGGAGTAGGAGCATGGGGAGCAGGTGGATTTGGATCATCTACCTCATTATCCTTTACTAATCAGCTAAGGCTTTGGTATGCCGATAATTTTGGTGAAGATTTAATTATGACACCTAGAGGTGGTGGCATATATTATTGGGATGAGTCGGCAGGAACATCTACAAGAGCTGTAAACATTACCTCATTAGCAGGAGCTAATTTAGCACCTACTGTTGGATTACAAGCTATTGTTAGTGAGACCGATAGACATGTATTGGTTTTAGGTGCTGATCCAATATCAGGTGGAGCAAGAACAGGATCTTCTGATCCGATGTTAATTGCTTTCTCAGATCAAGAAAGTATCACCGAGTGGGAGCCAAAGACTACCAACACAGCAGGATCTGTTAGGCTTTCAGCAGGAAGTGAAATTATCGGTGGTATTCGCTCAAGACAAGAAACCTTAGTGTGGACTGATTCAGCCCTTTACTCAGTGCAATTTGTAGGACCTCCTCTTACTTTTGCTGTGAACTTGGTCAATCAAGGTGTTGGCATGATTTCACCTAATGCATGCATCAATGCTCCTAATGGCGTCTATTGGATGGCTGAAGATGGTTTCTATTTATACAACGGTTCTGTGCAAAGAGTCGTTTGTTCTGTTTTAAGTTATGTGCAACAAAACCTAGATTTATCTCAAGCATATAAAGTATTTGCTCTATTAAACAAAGAATTTAATGAGGTGTGGTGGTTCTATCCATCTGAACAAGATGGCACAGGTGAAATATCACGCTATGTCATTTATAACTATTTAGAAAACAGTTGGTCTATTGGTGCTTTGGTTAGAACCGCATGGTTAGATGAAGATGTATTTACAAGCCCATTAGCAACCAACAATGGTTACTTGTACGATCAAGAGTGGGGTCAAGATGATGATGGCTCACCCATGGATAATGTGTTTATAGAAAGCTCTGACTTCGATCTACAAGAGGGCAATGATATTGCATTTATAAGAAGAATCATTCCTGATGTAAAGTTTTACGGTGATAACACATCAAGCGGTGTGCCAACCATAAATATGGTTTTGAAAACAAGAAACTTTCCATCGGAGTCATTGACTACCAATGTCACTAAAGATGTTTCTAACAACACAGATCAATTACATGTCAGAGCAAGAGCAAGACAAGCAGTTTTAAGAATCCAATCAGATGATGATGCCAACAGTGCAAATCGTCTAGGTGTACAATGGAGATTGGGTTATACTAGAATGGATATACAGCCTGATGGGAAAAGGTAATGGCAAGGCTTTTACCAACACGATTACCCAATGCAGGCAGTGAGGTAACTCCTGAACTTTTTAATAGATTAGTAAGGATTCTTGAGTTAAACTTAGGACAGTTCGATCCAAATCGAACACCGCAGTTCACCGATTCCGAAATAAGTGAACTGAACTTTGTTGCAGGTGATATTATCTTCAACTTAACGAGAGAAATACACCAAGCATTTGACGGTACAACATTTCGTGACCTGTATAGCCACCAAACATATTTAAGTGGCGTGAGTGCAACAGGATCAGTAGGATCCGTAACAGTTACAACGAGTTAATATGCCAACATTAGAAGAAAGAATTAAAAACCTCACAGGCGACATAGTAGGCACAGGACAAATTGGTGCTTACGAAAAGGCTGCCTTGAACACACTATTAGAATCATATCCAAGAGCATTATCAGACGCTGATATAGCTGCTGTTAATGAGTTGCAAGTAACCATGCCACAAGATCAAAATCCAATGCAACCATTAGTTGATGCAGGCTTTGGCAATGAAGTACAAGTCATTATGCAAATGCCAATGGATTCACCTGAATCAAAAGCAGCTCAAAGACGAATCATACAGGGCATGGGAACAGGCATGGATATTGATAGCTTTCTCATGGAGATTGCTAAATTAAAGGGCAGAGATGGCGACACCACCATTGCTCATTTAACTGAGGGTGAAATAGTAATACCCGCTCCTGTATTTGATGCAAACCCTAAAGCTGCTGATTCTATAGAAAAAACCATGGAAGAAATGGGCATTGATCCTAGAACTAGAATGGTTGACAGCACAGGACAGCTTGGGGGTATTGCGTCTATCAATCCCGAAACAGGCTTACAAGAATTTGGCTTTTTATCAAAAGCATGGAAAAAGATTAAGAATGTTGGTAGGAAAGTAGCCAAGGTGGCTCAATTCATACCCGGTCCTCACCAACCATTTGCTAAAGCTGTTGCAACCGCAGATAGCGTTTACAGTGGAATCAAAAGCGGAAACCCATTAGCTGCTGTTGCATCTTTGGTGCCTACAGGTAATTCAGGTGGTATCGGAAATCTTTTTAAATCAACAGGAACAGGAGGAAATATATTTAGTAAGATTGGTGAATACATAATGCCCGGTCAAGACAAGGTAGGTCTGTTTGGCAACCTTGCAAAATTACCGGGTCAAATAGCAAGCGGTATAGGCGGTTTGTTTGGAGGTTCTGATATTAAATACGATCCTGTAAATGATGGATACATAAATGTAAGAACAGGCTTGCCCGCAACTGCGGCTGAAATAGCAGCATCAACAGGAAAAGGTCAATCAAAATTAGGTTACATTGAAGATATCTTAAAGGGTCTTACAGGCGATGAAGGACTTACTAGAACTCAAGAGCTGTTGCAAGCAGGTTATTCGCAAGAAGAAATAGACGCAGCTAAAGCTAACGGAACATTTAATCAATTAGTAGCAGAAGCAAGAGCAAGTGGAAAAATTACAGGCAGAGGATTGATTGGTGGTGCAGGCAATGTTCTTGGCGGATTAGGAGAGGCATTAGGAATAACTGATGATAAAGCAGGTCTCACAGGTTTAGGTAACTTTGGTCTTGCAGGATTAGCAGGGCTTTTAGGTAAGCTTGCATACGAAGAAGCAAAGAATCAAAAAGGCGTACCACTAACACCACTTACCACTATGGATCCTTTGGGCAGATATAACATAGCTGCTGAGATTGCTAGACAAAAGGGCGAGGCAATGCCATCAAGAGTTGAATATGGGTTAACAGGAGAGGGATTCCCTGCGTTATCAGGTGGCAGACCAACTACATCAGAAGGAACGATATATCAACCACCTACACCAACAATGGCTGCTCAAGGCGGCATCATGGCTTTTGCTAAAGGTGGATCAGTAGCCAAGATGAACGAAGGTGGCGAAACAGAAATAGAGATCAACATCGAAGAGTTTCCAAGAAAAGATGGACAGATTGATGGACCCGGCACTGAAACATCAGACGATATTCCTGCAATGTTAAGCGATGGCGAATTTGTTATGACAGCCAAAGCAGTTAAAGGTGCAGGATCTTTTGATTTACAAGACAAGAATGGAATCTTAACGCTGACACCAAATGGTGATTCGGGCAGAGATTCAGGAACAAGATTGATGTACAAACTTATGGATCATTTTAGTAAGGTTGCTTAATGGAAGTTATCAGAAAACAAGAAGGCGGTCCTATTGCAACCGATGTTGCACAACAGTTTAGAACCCTAGATCCAATTACTCGTGAACTATATTTTGGTTCAGGAGTACCCGGTACTGAAAGCTATAGACCCGGATTTATTCAACAAGCATTTAGAGCTGCTGAGAGAACTTTTTACGATGATCAGGGTAGACCTATTGTGGTGCCTGAACAAGTT